ATCGCTCTTTTGAGGAAGAAACAAAACTTTCAGGTTTCTCAGCGGCACCTGTTAAAGACGAAGGCTCTGCCATCGAATATGACAATGCTCAAGAGGCGTTCACCGCACGCTACACACACGAAACAGTGGCAATGGGTTTCTCTATTACTGAGGAAGCTATTGAGGATAACCTGTATGACTCACTGTCATCTCGTTATACTAAAGCACTGGCTCGTGCGATGGCGTACACAAAACAAGTTAAGGCGGCGACAATACTGAACAACGCCTTTTCTAGCGGCACCACTTACGGCGACGGCGTTGAGCTTTGCTCTACTGCTCACCCGCTGATTTCTGGTGGGACAAACTCGAATGAACCAGCAACTGCTGCTGACTTGAATGAAACTTCCCTTGAGGCGGCTATCATTCAGATTGCAGGTTGGACAGACGAGCGCGGCCTATTGATCGCTGCAAAACCTAAGAAACTTGTGATTCCGCCGAACCTGCAATTCGTTGCAACTCGTTTGTTGGAAACAGAAGGTCGCGTAGGCACTGCAGACAACGATCTTAACGCTATCCGTAACAACGGCTCCGTTCCGGGCGGTTATACTGTCAACCACTATCTGACAGACACTGACGCTTGGTTCTTGATGACTGATGTTCCAAACGGTCTGAAGCACTTCACACGTAGCCCAATGGCTACTTCGATGGACGCTGACTTTGATACTGGCAACAGCCGCTACAAAGCTCGTGAGCGTTATTCGTTTGGTGTATCTGATCCTCTTGGAATCTTTGGTTCCCCCGGAGCGTAAGCCTCGGAGAGTTTGTTTTAGGAGGGGGCTGCTGCGGTAGCCCCTTTCTTTTTGTTTTGTTTTGTGTATAATGCACGTACCCCCTGACAGTCACATCATGTGGCTGACATTTGCCAAGACAGGAGTATATCATGGCTAATACAACATTTAACGGTCCCGTCCGTTCTGAAAACGGCTTTAAAACTATTACTACAACTGCCGCTACGGGTGCTATTACCGATGGTTTAGTTGTAAATTCTAGTGGTAATATCTATAATACTGCGGGTGGACATATCCAGTACGCAGCAGCAGCAGGATACGGGCCAGCCGACCTTATTATAGGCAAAGGCGGTAGTCAATATGGTACTGCTGACCCTTATTCAGAAAGTGCAACACAACTTTTCCCTTTAGGGTCAACACTTGTTTACGGAAACAATGTTTATCGTTATGTTGAAATAGGTGGAACTGCGGTAACAGCAGGTAAACTTTTACAACACAAAGCTATTGTTTCTGATCATGCTAATATGACAGCAACAGCAGCAGTTGCAGCAGGTGAAACTGCTATTTCTGTAGAAACAGGTGGAACTGATTTAACACTAAACCAATATGCAGATGGTTACCTTTGGGTAAATGATGTAAATGGTGAAGGTCAAATGCTTAGAGTTAAATCTAATCCAGCACACGATCATTCATCTGATCCTTCTGTAGTTATCACTTGTTATGACGATCTTGCTACAGCTTTAACAACAAGCTCACAGCTATCTCTTATAGAGAATCCAAATACTAACCTTATAGTTGCACCAGCAACAGAAACAGGTGCGTTAATGGGTGCTACTGTTATTGACATGACAGCAGATTATTATGGTTGGGCTGTTATTAAAGGACCAGCAGCTCTATTAACTGTAGGAACTTTAGTTGTAGGCAATGCAGCAGTTCGTTCAGGTGGTACAGCAGGTGGTGTAGCTCCAGCAACAGATAACGTGTTGCAAGAAGTCGGTGATGTTATGGCTGTGTCCGCAAACACAGAGTATTCATTGATTAACATGAATATAGGGTAATCAATCTGGTGGGGTGAAAGCCCCACCGCTACACATAGGAGATTGACATGAGTCATTCAGCACATTCTGACGTCACCCCTGTATTTATCAGTGACGAAAACGCTGCCGACCCAGATCGGTTGGTTACAGCAGCAAGACCAGACACATCAGCGACTATGGCAGCAACCACTTTTTTAGGTGGCGGTGCTAGAAACGTAACTGTTACAACGGCTGGAACAGGCGATAACGCGAAAACTTGTACAATTACAGGAACTGACGTTTTTGGTAATGCAATGACCGAGGTTATAACTTCAACAGGCTCGGCTGAAGCAGTTGCAGGAACTAAATTGTTTTTAACAGTCAGTGCAGTTGAATGTTCTGCTAAGTATGCTGCAAACATTACAGTTGGTTCTGGATCATTGTGCGCACAAGCACTTCAAGGTTCTAACCGTGTTAGGTTAAAGGGTTTTTCTATCGTCTCTGGCGGTTCAACAGGAGTGGTTAACCACTTTGACGGTACGCCTGAGTCTGGTACAGTCTTGTTTAAGTCCCGTACTATAGGCACTGATAACGCTACTGTTTCTCACTCAGTACCCGGAGAAGGAGCGTTGTTTAAAGACGGTATGACTGTGCAGTATACAGTTGCTACCATTGACATGATGACATTCTTCTATGCGTAGATACTTCAAGTCTGGTGGGAGTACAAAGTCTCCTGCTTGGACTAGAAAAGAAGGCAAGAGTGAGTCTGGTGGCCTGAACAAAAAAGGTGTTGCTAGTTATCGTAAGGCTAATCCCGGTAGTAAGTTAAAAACTGCTGTCACTACGAAACCAAGCAAGCTGAAAAAAGGTTCTAAGGCTGCTAACCGCCGCAAATCGTTCTGCGCTCGTATGAAGGGTATGAAGAAACGTAATACTAGCTCTAAGACAGCTAATGATCCTAACAGTCGTATAAATAAGAGTTTACGGAAGTGGAATTGCTAGATGACTATTAGTAGAGCAAACATGGGTCAACAACTAAGAAATCCGCCAAACAAAATGTCTAAACTATCACAAAAAAGAAAAAAGAAGGCGGCGAAGGAGAGAAAAAAGAAGGATGGCATATCTACAAAGTAACATACCCTATTTCAAAGCATGGGTTCGCAGAGAGTACACGAAGAACTTAGAAGATTATCACGGAGAATTTTTACACGTTATGGTAGTCGCAGTAACAACAATGCCTAATCGCACTCTTAGCTTCCAAGTAATATTTACTGGTTGCGAGTCTGACGATACTGACGAACCAAATGTTCATGGCGGAGCTATGTGGGCTAGAATGCCCCTTACAGCTCTTGTAGCAGACACACCATACGAGGAGTGGCCTACAGAACTACCATCTTATGTAGCACAACCTTGGGACTGCATGTCTCACCACCACTCTGTGTATAAGATAGAACGAGCTTCACCTGCACCGTGGATGGCTAAAGTAGATGGTGAGTTTTACCCTGCTAAGTACCTATTTACCGTGGATTACACTGATAATGAAGTGGCTGACGACCCAGCGCAACATAAGCAAAGTCACGTACTTGAATTATTAGACGCTGGAGAGTATACAGGTAACATAGTAGCATTACCAAATAATCGGGTTCGTGTAACGCACCCTGCGTGGTTTGAGACAGGCGAAGGTGCCCCAGACTTTAAACCAAACCAACACACTTACAATTCTAAAGAAGACGTGGGTTACGTATGGGATACAGAACGCGTGTTTAACAACCTTTATAAGGAGACGGACCAATGAAGATGAAGAAAAAAGGCTACGCTATGGGTGGCATGAAGAAAAAAGGCTACGCTATGGGCGGCATGAAGAAGAAAATGAAAGCTGGTGGCGGCGTCAAGAAAATGAAAGCTGGTGGCAGACCAACGGGTATGATGACCCAAAAACAAATAGATGATCCAGCACGCGCTGTAGCTGCAGGTAATCGCATGTCTAAAATGCGTGCAAAAGAAGATGCTATGAGCAAAAAGCCCATGCGTCCAAAGACACGACCTACAACAGCACCTATGACTTCGATGCGACCACCACCAAGGCCCGATTCAATGCCCATGATGAAAGCTGGTGGCATGACTAAGAAGATGAAAGCTGGTGGCGGTGTAGCCAAAAAAGGCAAAGCTAAAGGTGGCAAGTCCAAAGTACGTGGTGCAGGTATTGCTCAACGTGGTGTACGTCCAGCTCAAATGAGGTAGTTATGGACTTCGATGCAGAAATAGAAGCTATGAGCGAACGTGCGATAGCCCTCGAACTTGCGAACAAACGTCGTGAGTATGAACTGGAGGGTATTGACGGTCCAAGGGCTGAAAGCAATCTGCGAGCGTTAGAACGCCAATTACGAAAACCTAAGAGGTTTGGTAGCGGCGGTAGAGTACGTGGCGCTGGCATTGCCAAACGCGGTGTACGTAAAGCAAAGATGAGGTAGTTATGCGTAGGTATTATAAATCTGGTGGTAAAATATGCCCAAAAGGTAAATCTTGGGCCAAACGGACTTTTGATACCTACCCTAGCGCCTACGCCAATATGGCTGCGTCTAAGTATTGCAAAGACCCAAACTACGCCAAAGGCAGTAAGGGGAAGAAAAAATGACGTTAACTAATCGCAATAAAAGAACAGTTAAGAAGGTTGTAAAAGGTTTAAAGAAAGCCTCTAACTTGCACGCTAAACAAGCCAGTAAGTTACAGAAGATAGTTCGCCCTGCTAAGAAGAAGAAGAAGTAATGGGTGATCTGAAGAAATGGCGGGACCAAGACTGGGTTAGAGTTGGTACTGACGGTAAAATAAAAGGCGCGTGTGGGACTTCTAAAGACAAGAAGAACCCTGACCGTTGTTTGCCGCGTAGTAAAGCCAATAGTCTAAGCCAAGGTCAACGTGCTGCCACTGCTAAGAAAAAGAAACGTGCAGGTGCTAAAGGTAAGACGGTTGTGAGGAATACCAAGCCAGCAGTGGTAAAGCTCGGTGGGGGTGGCCTAGCTAGACGAAAACGCGACGTAGCACGAGGTTGTGGCGCGGTGATGGAAAATAGACGCAAGCAGACGTTGTATACGTAAAGGAGTCAGAGCATGACCGCATCAACCACAACAGCGTTTGACATGGAGTTCACAGAGGTTGCCGAGGAAGCATGGGAACGTGCGGGGCGTGAGATGCGTTCAGGGTACGATTTACGCACTGCTCGACGGTCTATGAACCTAATGACAATCGAATGGCAGAATCGTGGCATAAATATGTGGACGATTGACGAAGGCACTGTAAACCTTGTTAAAGGCACGTCTGAGTACACTTTACCAGCAGATACCATAGATTTACTCGAACACGTAATTCGTACTAATAGTGGCAATGTTTCAACACAATCGGACCTTACCATAAACCGAGTTAGTGTTTCCACGTACGCAGCTATACCTAGCAAGTTAACACAAGGCCGTCCGATACAGGTTTGGGTTGAGAGGTTAGCTGATGCGCCTACTATTAATCTGTGGCCTGTTCCTGATAACAATGACTACATATTTAAATACTATCGTATGCGCCGTATTAAGGACGCAGGCGCAGGCGTAGAAACTCCTGATATGAACTTTAGGTTCTTGCCGTGTCTTGTAGCTGGATTAGCATATCACATTGCTATGAAAGTTCCTGAGTTAGTAGACCGTATTCCAATGTTAAAGGCTGTGTATGATGAGCAATTTGATATGGCGGCTGGTGAAGACCGTGAGAAGGCTTCTATCACGTTTGCCCCGCGTATAGCGAGGATATAATATGGCAACCAAGTTTGCATCTGCCAGACGTACGATAGCAGAGTGTGACATCTGTGGGTTTCGTTTTAAGCTAAAAGAGTTGCGTAATATCGTAACAAACGGTAATGATACTAACATAAAAGCATGTCGTGAATGTTGGAATGGAGACCACCCACAGAACGAACTAGGGAAATATCCAGTAAACGACCCGCAAGCCGTACGTGACCCACGACCCGATTTTGCAGGTTACGACAGCAGTAGGAATATTCAATGGGGTTGGAACCCTGTAGGTGACGGAAATAACATTTACGGTCTGACCGTGAACAATTTAGAATCAACTGCCTCTGTAGGCGATGTAACTGTAACGACCACATAGGAGATACATGATGGCTAAGAAATTAAATGCAGGTTTAACAGCCTTAAAAAAAGAAAGACCTGATGTTGTTAAAGCTATGGGCTTCAAAAAAGGTGGTATGAAGAAAAAAGGTTTTGCTCCGGGCGGACAAGTTAGGGCTGGCATAAAAGTACGTGGCACGGGAGCTGCGATTAAAGGACTGGTCGCAAGAGGGCCGATGGGGTAAGTTATGAACTATTCTTCGCTTTCAACTAATATAGAGGACATCTGTGAAACATCTTTCACCGCTGACCAACTTGCTATGTTTACGCAACAGGCGGAGGAGAAGATATTACAGACAGTGGATATACCTGCCCTGCGCAAAGTAGATGATGGGCCTTTGACAGCTACAAACAAACTCTACACGCTACCCACTGACTATCTCTACACATACAGCATATCCATCATTAGCAGTAGTACGCACACGTATTTGTTGAATAAAGATGTTAATTTCTTGCGCGAGGCGTATCCAGTAAACACAAGTGCAAAGTATGGCGCTCCTAGATTCTATGCTCAATACAGCGAGACACAAATCGAACTCGTTCCTACACCCGATGCAAATTACGAGCTTGAGCATATCTATGGGTACTATCCTACGTCTATTGTAAGCGGCAGCACTTCGTGGCTTGGCGATAACGCAAGCGCAGCATTGTTAAATGGCGCACTGATAGAGGCTATTAGGTTCCAAAAAGGTGAGCCTGATGTGATTGCTAATTACGAGAAGCTATACCTACAGGCTATTACACTGCTTATGGAGATGGGTGACGGCAAGTTACGTAGAGATGCGTACCGTTCGGGGCAGAAACGTATTCCAGTGGGGGTAGCGTAGATAATGGCGTTTACTGGCAATTACACATGCACGTCTTTTAAAGTTGCTTTGTTGAGTGGCGAGATGGACTTTAGCTCTGATACC